AGAAAACACACCACAGAACCCGCCCCGAAAAGGCGGGTTTTTGCATTTCAGGAACCCCATCATGACCGCCAAAAAAGACAAGGCAACCGCCACGTCTGGCGGTCTAACGCCCAAGCAGGAAAAATTCTGTCAGAAGTACATTGAACTGGGTAATGCCAGCGAGGCGTACCGGGAAGCGTATAACACAGAACGGATGAAGTCGGAATCGGTGAATCGCTTGGCAAAACAGTTACTTGACAACATCAAGATTGCATCAAGACTCTCTGAGTTACGAGCCACCCACGCCGAGCGACATAATGTTAATGTCGATACCCTGATTCTGGAGCTTGAGGAAGCACGCACCCTGGCCAAGCAGATCGAGCAACCCTCTGCCATGGTCAGCGCCACAATGGGCAAGGCGAAAATCACCGGTCTGGATAAACAGATCATCGAACATCGCGGCGCCATCGAGATTACTAAAATCGAACGCGTAGTCGTTAAAGCCAAAAAACAATGACCACCCTACAAATCGAAACGCCGGAAGTTTTTCTTCCGCTGCTCGATGCTGCGCGCTACAAAGGCGCATGGGGTGGCCGAGGATCCGGCAAGTCGCATTTCTTTGCTGAATTGCTAGTCGAGCGCTGTTTGATGGAGAAAACCGAGGCAGTATGTGTTCGGGAAATTCAGAAATCCCTGAAACAATCGGTCAAAAAGCTGATCGAAAACAAGATCGAAGCCTTGAGCGTCGGTCAATATTTCGAGATCCAAAACGACCTGATCAAAACGCCCTACGGCGGCCTGATCATCTTTCAGGGCATGCAGAACCACACGGCTGATTCGATCAAGTCCCTGGAAGGCTACGACATTGCATGGGTGGAAGAAGCGCAGACGCTGTCACAGCGCTCGCTCGACATGTTGCGCCCGACGATCCGGAAAGAAGGGTCAGAGCTGTGGTTTTCGTGGAACCCTAGCCTTGAAACAGACCCGGTCGATGTTCTGTTGCGTGGCGAAAACCCGCCACCGAATGCAATTGTGGTCTGCGCCAACTTCAGTGATAACCCATTCCTGCCCGATGTATTGCGCGAGGAAATGGTGTATGACCGGGGCCGCGATCCAGACAAGTACGCCCATATCTGGCTTGGCGAGTACCAGCGCAACAGCGAGGCCCGGGTGTTCAAGAATTGGCGCATTGAGGAATTCGAATCACCCGAGGGCGCATCTTTCCGTCTGGGCGCTGACTGGGGCTTTTCTGTCGATCCGTCCGTGCTGATCCGCGGTTACATCGACGGCACGCGCCTTTACTGCGATTACGAGGCCTACATGGTGGGCTGCGAGATTGACCGCCTGCCAGATCTGTTTGATCGTGTGCCTGATGCCCGCAAGTGGTTCATTACGGCAGATTCGGCCCGACCCGAGACGATCAGCTACATGCGCAACCATGGCTATCCCCGGATCAATGCAGCCAAAAAGGGCAAAGGCAGTCTGGAGGAAGGTGTTGAGTTTCTGAAGTCCTACGACATCATTGTGCATCCACGCTGTACGCATTTGATCGATGAATTGACGCTGTACAGCTACGAGGTGGACGATCTGACGGGCGAGGTCCTGCCCAAGCTGGCAGACAAGGACAATCACGTTATCGACGCCCTGCGCTATGCCTGCGAAGGCGCACGCAAGGCTATCAAGACCCGTAGGGAAATCAAACTGAACTTAAATCAACCTGCCGCTGGCGGCTGGATGGGATCATGAGCAAGAAAGACGACAAAATCATTGAAGAAGCACGCAAGCGGATGGCGCGCGCCGAAGAGGCCGACCAGGACAACCGCACGCGCTTTGTTGATGATATGAAATTCTCTTTCGGGGATTCCGATAACCGTTTTCAGTGGAATGACTCCGAATACAAGCGGCGTGATAGTGCAAACCGCCCTGCTCTGACCATCAACAAGACTGAGCAGCACGTTCTCAAGGTGCTGAACCAGGCGCGCATCAACACGCCCCAGATCAAGATTTATGCAGCAGACGGCGCAGCTGACCCCGAAACAGCCGACATCCTGGACGGCATGATCCGGCATATCCAGTATGATTCTGACGCCGAGAAGGCCTATGACATTGCCCTGGAGACGGCAACCCGTGGCGGTGTCGGCTATTGGCGTGTGCTGACCGAGTATGAGGACGAGACGTCGTTCAACCAGGACGTCAAGATACAGGCCATCCACAACCCCCTGACTGTGTTCATTGATCCGGACTGCAAGGACATTGAGGGTGCCGACGCCCGCTTTGCCTTCATTTACGAGGACATAAGCAAGGAAGAATTCGAGGCGCGCTATCCCCATGAAGAAGCCAAAGCCATTGACTGGGTCGACCGCAAGGGCTGGCTCAAGAGTGAAGATGACATCCGAATCGCCGAATACTTCCGAGTGGTTGAAAAAGCAGACCGCGTGTATGTGGATGCCGAGGGCGAGACGCTCCTGCGTTCGGAGGTAGACCCCGAAACGCTACCGATGGTCGAGGAAATGGCCGTCCAGTCGCGTCAGGTCATGCGCCGTACGATTGAATGGTACCTGCTGGCGGCCGACAAGATTCTGGATCAAAACACATGGCCGGGTCGGTTTATCCCGGTCGTGCGCATTGTTGGTCAGGAACTGAACATCGAGGGCAAACGCCACCGCAAGGGACTCACCAGCGGCTTGAAAGACCCGCAGCGCATGTATAACTACTGGACCAGCTCTGCTGTCGAGCACGTTGCCCTGCAAAGTAAGGTGCCGTGGTTACTGCCGGCTGAAGCCGTCGAGGGTCATGAGAAGTATTGGAACAATGCCAATACGGACAATGTAGCCTATTTGCCATACAACGCCGTTGACGCCAGCGGTAACGCCATCCCTGCGCCGTCTCGCAACCCACCGCCCACAATGGCACCGGCCTACATTCAAGGCCTGCAGGTGTCGTCCGAAGAGCTCAAAATGGCCTCAGGCCAGTATGATGCCTCGATGGGTGCACAGAGCAATGAGACATCAGGCCGCGCGATCTGGGCGCGCCAGCAGCAAGGTGACACAGCCACCTATCACTACATAGACAACCAGGCGCGTGCGTTGCGCTTTACCGGTCGCATTCTGATTGACCTGATCCCGAAAATCTATGACGTTGCACGCGTGGTGCGTGTCGTGGGTGAGGACGGTGAGCGCGCCATGGCCAAGATCGACCCAGGCATGGATCAGGCCATGTCGGAACAGACAGCAGATGATGGCACTGTCGAGAAGATATACAACCCCGGCGTCGGCAAATATGACGTTGTCGTGAGCGTGGGCCCGGCCTTCGCATCGCGGCGCCAGGAAGCGTTTGCAGTGCTGTCAGACATGGCGGCGCGTAACCCAGCCTTGATGCAGGTAGCCGGCGATCTGATCATGAAAGCGGCTGATTTCCCAATGGCTGATGACCTGGCCGATCGCATCCGCAAAACGATCCCGCCGCAGCTAGTGGACGATACGCAGGATCCGCAGGTTATACAGCTGCAGCAGCAATTGCAGCAAGCACAGCAACAGATGCAGGCCATGGCCGCCGCGCTGGACGATAAACAGACCAAGGATGCTCAGGCATTCACTAAGCTGGATATCGACCGTCACAAGGCCGATACCGAGCGCGCCAAGGTGTTTGCCGAAGCGCTCACGCCTGAGCAAATCGCAGCGATCACGCAGTTGCTATCGATGCAGATGGTTAAGAACCCCTTGGGCTACCAGGCCGCCCCGGAGCAGCAGGCAGCGCCGGGTGCGCCGCCGCAACCCATGCCCATTGCAGACCCACGAACACCCGCCCAACCGCCCTCAGATGGCGGTTTTTCTTTTCCGGGCTCCTGATTTTTAAACCGCGTACTCGGCGTTCTCCGAGGCTATTTACATGAGGCAATCATGGCAGACGACAACCAGCAAGCGGACATCCCCGCCGCAGCCGATCCTGATGCACAGGAACAGCAGAACGAGGAGCAGCAGACCGTTAATGATAGTTCCGAAGAGGTCACGGGACAGGAAGGCGCGGAAGTTGCCGAAGAAGCACCACAAAACCATGACGTACCCGAATGGGCCCGTAAGCGTTTTGGGGAGCTGACAAAGCAGCGTACCGAGGCCGAAGCCAAAGCACAGCGAGAATCGCAGGAAAAAGAGCGTCTTGCAATGGAACTTGCCCGCCTTCGTGCCGGCCAGCAGCCTGACCAACAGCAACATCAGCAGCCCGGTCAGACTCAACAGCCAGCCAATGAAGACGAGCGAATCCGGCAAGAAGCTCAACGGATCGTACAGGCGCAGCAGTTCGACGAACGATGCAACCAGACGTACAACCAGGGCGTGACGGAATTTCAGGATTTCGACGCTGCCCTGAACAATTTACACCTGGTCGGCATCAGCCAGCAGGCATTGGCCGATATCACCACCATGCCTGATAGTCACAAAATCCTGTACCAGTTGGGGAAAAACCCCGGCAATGCCGAGCGTATTCTCGCTATGTCTCCCATGCAAATGGGCATCGAACTGGCCAAGCTGTCGACAGCCGCGCCAGCTCAAAAACCCGTCTCAAGAGCGCCCGCCCCTATCTCCCCGGTGGGAGGTGCGGCCACTGCTGAACCTGATTATTCGAAACTGTCAGATGATGAGTGGTTCGCACGGGAACGAGCTCGGAAATAACCCCTTTATCATTTAAGGAAAATCCATGGCTAATACCCTGCTTACCCACCAGATGGTGGCTCGTAAAGCGGCGGCGATGCTGGAAGCAAGCTGCCCCTTCGTTTCAAACATCAACCGTGACCGTGAAGACGAATTCGCATCCAACGTGGGCGGCTACACGCGCGGCGATACCGTTAAGGTTCGCATCCAGCCTGCCAGCAAAGTGTTTGATGGTCCGAACTTTGCCGCCGGCGGTGCCGCTCCTGGTCAAACGGAAACGTACGTCAATCTGACCGTTGACACCCAAAAGCACGTTGCGCTGACGTTCGGTGCCAAAGAGAAAAAGCTTGATTTGACCGATTACAGCGAACGCATCCTGCGCCCTGCAACGGAAACGCTCGCCAATTTCGTCAATGCTGACTTGCTGGGCCGTGCTGTACGCGACACCCCCCGCCTGGTAGGAACTTACGGCACCATCCCTGCCGATTACAAGGTTCTGGGTCAGGCTAAGGCGTCTCTCGATCGCGCCCTTGCCCCGAATACCCAGCGCTACGGTTGTATCTCTTCCGATACCAATACCGAGCTGACAGCCAAGTTCACTACGCTGTTCAACCCACAGAAAGTGATTTCCGATCAGTGGAAAACCGGTCTGATTGGCGATAACAACGGCATCGAATGGTATACCGATCAGGGTTTGCCAACCGTGACCAACGGCAGCAACGTGACCGGCCTGACGGTATCCGGTGCCAATCAGAAAGGCAAAGCGCTGGTAATCGGCGGCCTGACAGCGGGCGACACCATCCTGAAAGGGACAGTGTTCACCATTGCCAACGTGAAAGAAGTTTCCCCGATTCTGGGTAATCAAATCACGTACAGCGCCAATAACCGCCAGTTCGTGGTCACGCAGGATTTCACCGCTACCGACGCAACAGGCACGATCCAGATTTATCCTGCCATCACGCTTGACGCGGTCGACGGTGTGCCAACGGTGAATGTGCTGCCGGCAAATGCCGCGCCTCTGACGTTCGTAGGTGACGCTGGTGCCGGTGCCCGTCAAGGCCTGGTGTTTAACCGTGACGCGTTCGCTGCTGCGTTCGTGCCGCTGCCGATCCTGGCATCCTGCGAAGGCTATACCGCTTCGCTGAAAAACGGCGTGTCTGTCCGTGTAATGACCTTCGGTAACGGTCAGACCGACGTGGAAAGCACCCGGATTGACGTGTTGTACGGCTATACCGCTGTACGTGCTGATCACGCTGTCCGGATCACCGAGTAATCCCTCCCCTGTCCTTCGGGACCAGCTTCGGCTGGGCCCATTCTTTTTGGAGAAAAACAATGAGTTTTGAAATGTACCCCAAGTGGATTGAAGGTCACATCGTCAACACCGCCGACGAGGAAGAGGCA